GCAGCAGAAGCAGCCCGTAAGGAAATCTACGGGATGTAAGCAGCAAGCGCCACGCTGCTGAAATGTGGCGCACTCTTATGGAAAACAGAGGTTTATCATGGGCTTAGGTCTTAACATCAATAACGGTTCCGGTGGCGGCGGGTCTTTTTTGCCGCGTGTTGAATACAACGCCAAGGCGGGGCGGCTGAAGTTTAGCGAACGCGTCGAAGTGAATGGGATGTGGGAAACCCAGGAACAAGACGTTTCATTCCAACAGCCCGCCTTCGTTGCGGATATGGAAAACATTCAAGTTGGCTGGCTGATGTTCAAAAAGGGCATTCCGCCAGTGCGCGCACTAGTTCCAATTGGACAGCCGATCCCGCCGTGCCCTGTTGGTGATTACGGGATGGATGAGCGCGGTAATGCAGCAAAGCCAAAGAAAGGCTTCGTAATGCGACTGCTGGATAGCAACCGCATAGTGCGCGAGTTCAGCAGCAGCGCCAGTTCAGTGGCGAATGCCCTGGATGCGTTGCACGACGCTTATGAAGCAGCACCGGAATCAAAGCAGGGGATGTTGCCGGTGATACAATTTACCGGGGCTACGGAGGAAAAGAGTAAACATGGCGTTAACTATTCCCCGAACTTCGCAATCATTAAATGGGTTCCGCGCCCAGCGGAATTGGGTGCAAATGGTCCGACTATCGCGCCTTCTGTGGCGGCGCCTGTCGCCCAGAGCGCGGCTCCGCTACCTCCGCCAACGCCGCAAGCTGCTAAACCCCTACCGTTCTAATGAGGGTTAAGCACCCGCGCGACATCACTTGCGCCAACTGTCAGTGGTATGTGCCCGCTGACAGTCGATCGGGTGAATGTCGCCTGACACCATCACACTCAGGCTACCGCTGGGTGATAGTCAAACCACATGACTGGTGCAGCCAGGCCAAAGAAGCCAAGGCGAAGCCAGAGGCGGAAGAATAACAAACAGGGCGGCGGGTTACACCGCCGCCTTTTCGCAAGAACGAGGAAACAATGTGCATCCCACTCAAAGACCCAGAGTACCCGCCACACACGGAATATCCGGGGAAGAAGCCATGAGCCTGACCGCACCAAGCCTATCAGCGCCCGCCAAAGAATGGGCGCTTTACTACCTACGGCGCGGGTGGTCCGTGGTGCCGGTGCGGCGGGGCGAGAAGATACCCGCCATTCCCTGGCACCAGTTCCAAAACAGACGCGCCACCGAAGCCGAGATTCAGGACTGGTTTGCCGATCCCACCATGGGGGTCGGGATCGTTACCGGCGCCATCAGTAACCTCACTGTGGCGGATTTCGATGGCGACATTGGCGCCGCAACCGAACAAGACATCCTGCCCCGACTCGGGGCTGGCCCGGTAGCACTGACCGGGGGCGGCGGGTGCCACCGCTTCTTTAGCCACCCAGGTCGCAAGGTTCCCACGCGCAAGGGCATCCTGCCGGGCATGGACATCCGGGGCGATGGTGGTTTCATCGTCGCGCCGCCTTCGGTCCACGCCAGCGGGCGCCAATACTCCTGGGACGTGGATGCCCATGTGGATGATCTGGGGCTACCGAGCCTGACCGAATCGATGGTGGAACTCATCTGCCAGGATGTGATCCATGGGACGGGTTCTGTAAGCCCTGTAACCCATGCAGCGGGGCCGTTAGGCTTGCCCGGCCAAATCACCGATGGCCGCGAGCAGTATATGCGGAACACGATTTTGGCGGTGGTTTCCGATTTATACCGACAATTAGGACGCATCCCCACCGAAGAAGAAGTGGTGGCGGAAGGCTGGCCACAGTACGCGAGTAAAGTGGATTTCTCGCGGCCAGGTCGCGGAGAAGCCGAGTTCAGAATGAAGGTGAGATACACCCTGGATCGGGCAGCACGGGGGATTATCAAGCTGGAAGCACCGAAGCCCGTAACACGCCAACAAGAAGGTGTTACGGGCACTGTTACGCCAGATGGCGGGCTACCGCTGGTCTATTTCAACAACATCCAACCCAATCTCGACGCCGCCGATTTTGTTGAAGGGCTACTGACCGAAGGCGGGATGTCCGTCACCTACGGCGAAAGCAACTGTGGCAAGACGTTCTTTATGACCGATCTGGCCCTACACGTCGCCCTGGGGATCAAGTGGAACGGGCGCGCAACCGAAGCCGGGGGAGTGATCTACTGCGCCCTGGAAGGAAGCCATGGCATCTCCAACCGCGTCGCCGCCTTCCGCAAGCACTACAACCTAGACGGCGAGGAAATCCCCTTCGCCATCATCCCCGTATCCATCAACCTACTGAACCCGGAAGCCGACACCGAAAGGCTGATCGACGCCATTAGACGGGCCATGGAGGAGATGAAGGTTCCGGTGCGGCTGGTAGTGCTGGACACACTGTCCCGCGCCCTGGCAGGCGGGAATGAGAACGCGCCAGACGATATGGGCGCCCTGGTAACCAACATTGACCGGATCAGGCAGGCTACAGGCGTCCATATCAACGCCGTACACCACTCAGGCAAGGACACCGCCAAAGGGGCGCGCGGGCATAGCCTGTTGCGGGCCGCGACAGACACAGAGATCGAAATCACCAAGGCAGGCAAAGATAGTCCGTCCGTCGCCAGCGTGAAGAAGCAACGCGATCTAGAGATCGAAGGCGAGTGGGTCTTCAAACTTCAGACCATCGAACTAGGCCGCAACCGGCGGGATAAACCCGTCACTAGCTGCATAGTGGTCGCCGCCGATCCAGAGGAAGCCAAGCCACAAGGCCCTAAACTCAATATGTGGGAATTGATGGCAATGGAAAACATCAAGGAAATGATCAGCCGTTATGGTCAAGAAAGTTGGGGTGATCTACCTAGGTGCAAAGTATTGATGGAAGAGCATTGGCGGAATAAGTGGTTTGTTACGGCTTCCATCGATGATACGGACAAGAAGCGCGTAACATGGAATCGGACGAAAAACAGGCTAATCAAGCTTCGCATGGTGGGGCACCAAAGCGGATATGTGTGGCTTATTCAAGATGATAGCGAGGGTAGTTAAGGTGGTGTGGGAGGATAGGCGTAACACCGTAACACGCGCCGTAACACGCTGTTTTTTACTTTGTTACGCCATTCGGGCAGCTTACCGTAACACCGTAACACCCGTAACACACACCTTTAGGTGTGTTACGGTGTTACGGTTACGGGTAAGCCCCTGAGGGGTAAGAGGGAGAAAAGAGATGGTGAAAGAAGATATCATTCCGCCACTCACTGAGGCGAATGGCGAATGGGTTTGGCGATCTCGGATGGCGGGGGCGCTGGATACGCTGGTGGCGGGACTGGAAAGAGAATGGGGGTTTGATCGGCTCCCGCGTCTGGTGTCGCCCGCGACTAGGGAGCGGTTCCAGGCGGCAGAGGATATGCACCGGCAGGCGACAATGGCGGGTGAAGATATGGCGGAACTGGACGCCATGATGATGAGGGCCTGGCGGGCCTTGGAAGCGGAGGCTCGGGCTGCGGGGTATGAACCGCTTCCGGGGCCGCTGGTGACCGTACAGGCGGATGAGGCGGAACGGGGCACCATCTGCATCTGTCAGGACGATACCCATGCCCAAGCGGTCCTGGCGCGGGCTAAGGCGGAAGGGTGGAACGCAGAGGCTTGGACGGTGGAGGAGGTGGGGCGGGTTCTGAAGGGGGCTTCACCTATCGCAGAGATCAAGGCTGCATTTCCCCAGGCCAAGGTGGTAAGGAAAGGGCAGTTGATACAAGACGAAATCCCAATCTAAAGAGGCAAACCATGGGCCGAGATTTCGCGGAAGAGGTGGTGGATTTCGGGCCTGATGTAGAGGATGAGACAATGGCGAGTAATGGCTGGACGCCGGATAAGTTGCTTGAAGGCGGCGCAATCACAGAGGCGCAATATGCGGGGGCTGTGCGGTATCTGGAAGACTATCAGCAAGGCGTGGATGGGGCTGGGAAAGGGATTAGGCCGGGCCACAAGGTGGCTGGGGCTGGGCAGATCAGGACCAAGCGGCAAGCCGCTGAGAGTTACCGGGATGCGTTCCATGCTGCTGGCAGCGATGTCACCGGCGCGTTAAGCTGGTGTGTCTTGGGGCGCGGCACAGTCTATGGGCTGGCGGAATGCAAAGGCTGGAACCCGCAGCGGGCGCTTACGGAAGTGATCAAGGGGCTGGACAAGTTGGTGGCGCACTATGGCAGCGCATGAATGGCGAGAGGGGTATGATGTGGGTAGGTTGACGCCGATCTGGTTGCCGGAAGATCACATGCCGCGCATCCTCGAGATGATCTCTCGGGGTGTTTTAATGATTGATATCATTAAGATGGAGGGTATGCCTTCATGGTGCGTGATCAATGGATGGCTACAAGACCCGGAGTGGCAGGCACAATACGCGCGAGCGCGCATGCAGATGGCTCATGTCGTCGCGGAGACAGCCGTTAAAGAGGCAACCGAAAATAATACGGACGATCCGCAGCGCGCCCGGTTAAAATTCGACGCAAGACGCTGGTACGTCGGAAAGATTGCGCCCAGGGTTTATGGCGACAAGGTACAGCATCAGGTGGAAGTGGGCGAAAGCTACGTTGAAGCCCTGCGCGTTGCGTCCCAGCGCATTAATCAGCGGATCAAAGAAGAAAAGCAGCGAAATCAGATAGTTGACGTTGATCCAGAGACAGGCGACGCCATACAGAAAATAGGAAATGATGCCGAATTGCCAAAACCCAAGAAGCGAACGAAATCAAAGGGTTAGCGTGGATTTTTACATAATGGACCTTATGCGGTTCCAGCGCTTTCCGGCCATTCTGCCACCCCACCGCCCAGCCCCCCTTCGAAAAAACCGGGGGGCGGGCTGGCCAGGGCCATATGCTTCTTTCACCCCCCCCCGTGGGGTGGGGGCAAAAAGGCAAAACGTCCCTTTACCCCCCGTGAAAATTTAGGATAGAATCAGGCTCTCATGGCAGGCAGACCCAAGCGGCGGGCTAGATTAGC